ATTTACTGAGCAAAGTTTCCTTATCGTAAGAGTTTTCTTTGTGGTTAAGGTGCGCTCGCACAACATCTCGTACAACTTGTGCGTTTTTCTCCGGTGAGAATGCCTGGGTAATTGCAACCGCAATCGCATTCTGTATCTGTGCTTCCCCTATTTCAAATTTAAGTTCTGCCATGCTTCTTCCTCCGATTCTGCTTTTATTATTTTATGTGCTTCGATGAACGGTGACACATTTTCTGGCTTTGGGTAAATATAAGTTTGTACTAGGTACTTTACCTTGCGACCATCCTTAAATCTATCTCTCGGCAATATATGACTGAAGAACCAATTTTGCGATTCACGTTCTTTAAGGAAAAGGTAACTCTCCATCACACCACCTTATTACTTTCATGCTTCTTAGATTTACTCAGCTTTTGAATCATCTACTGGTTTGACAGTCATTTCGTATGTTTTGTCACCGATGTTGTAATTCAAAGTAGCTCCGGTAGGCATTCCTTCAAGTATATATTCAGTAACCACCTTCATCACTTCCCCGGTGACATTTCTTTTATCTAGTACTATTTCTTCATTCTTGCCATGCCGATAAATGTATATCTCCCCGCTTAGTGCAGCTACGCCAAGTTTTATTTTATTTAAATCCATTAACATCATACCACCCTATTCTCTGTATGCTTTACTTTCTTACTTCGCTTACTCAACAATCTCATACAGGTCTTACAGTCTTTTGATTCACATTGAGGTATGCGGATTCTACAGTCAATTTTCATCTTTCATCACCTTTTTAATAGCTTAATCCAGTAGTTCGGGTGTGGTGAAGATATCGCCGATTATTTCTGGCTGTTCTTCTATGAGTTCGCTAAGTGGTTCGATGAAATTATTTGTACTCGTAGCCCAACCTGCTATCTCGTCACCCCAGATAACCTTGCTGTAATAATATTCATTTTCCTCATCAGGTGTACATAGGATATCCCCTTCAAATATTTCCTTTCCGTTCTTATCATGGAGTCCGGTAAACTCGTCTCGTGATATTAGTTTTTCGCAGTCGAAATATACCTTAGCTATACCATCTTCTATTTGGCTCATATCATAAATACGAGTAACTATTATTTTCTCTCCGGTTAATTTGTTTGTTTGCTCGTATCTATAGCGAAACTTTATTGGTCTATTCATTTCAACCTCTCCGCTATAGTCTTGATGGCACATTCACCGAAAGGCTCAACAGTCATCATGGGCGTATCTCCTTGAAATGTGGATGTCGCTCTCTTGCCTTTCACCCATAGGGGGCATTCGCTACCTACGCACTTTTGATAAACATATTCCGTAGTATCGGGCACTTCATCTGTGTGGCATCTAGTGTAATCAATCTTTAACGGACAAATCATTTTACTTTACCTCCTTATCGGTATCGAATAGAGCGAGTAAGGTTTGGCGGCACCTTTCATAAGCATCTTGACGTGGGCTAAAAGTTTCACTCGCACCACTATATGGATTCTCTACCTCTGCTATCTTAGCTCTTATGATGTCAACTATTGATTTGGTGGTATTTGTGTAATGATCCTTAACCTGAATCCACTCAAGGCTTGTACCGCTACTTTGATATATTATCTGTGCGATTTCTTCCTCAATCATTCTAACCTCCAGTATTAATAACTCAGGGAGGACGTCTAGGGATTTCCGGTTGTCACCCTAGATGTGCTGGTATCCACACTGAGGCTTGCTACCACTTACCGCCTCATAGCGTCTACTTTATCCGTCTATTCCGCCACCGTCCTCACTCAATTATTAATGTTCTCAGGAAGTGGGGCTACTCCCGATAAACCGCATTACGATACCAGTAGTGTAGTATTAGTTTCACCCCACTTCCCTATACCGGATGGTAGCCAGTGGTATGCCCGGAGCCCGGGACTTACTCGCACTAAACTTCGGCATCCGGTATTTAGCTGGTGTACGGGATTCTAACCCGTGGCCGACAGAATCAAATGGTCATGGCTCCTTTCCGCCGGTCTAGCCAATCGTTGCAGCCTTTCATCGCTACACATCAACCTTTGTACAAACTCAGTCAACACCAGCCGATATTCTATTGTTAAGGTATACCTCTATTATACGCCTATATTGTGAAAAGTCAATAGTTATTTTAGCCTTGAATGGAAAGATAAGTGAAAAAAATATTGACAAATAATCTCGGATGTTCTAGAATAATAACCATGAAGAGAGTAAAAGTCAAATGGCGTAACCAGAGAATCAAGGCGACCTACGAGAGTATGCCGGGCTGGACACTCAAGGAACTAGCTGAGAAGTTCGACTGTTCGATTACAACTGTCTGGTATGCTATCAACGGCAGAAACAACAAGAAATAGGATAACCCATGAGAAAACTCGGTAATGAGGAGGTTTCTGTGGAGATAGACATCCTATCACCCGAAGAAAGGATTACGACTCTCAGGATGCAGGTAGAACGCCTGGAGGAAAATCATGGATGATAAAGAGCTTGAAGCATATGATGCGAGGATAGAAGCGATGTCCAGCACACACGCTGAATTAGAGAAGTGGCATTATCGAGCATTGAAGAATCCTGCTTATCAAATCGAAGGATTGACTAATGCGTTAATGGAAAACGTTTCCATGAGTGCTGAAAGTTCCTCACCTGTCGAAGAAATCCATGTAACAGAGAAAATCATTACTCTTCAAGGAAAAGAGTTAGGGAATCTTAGGAGAGAATTAATAGCCTACGTAGATAAAAAGATTAAGTCTATGAAGGGTAATTTTGATGTGCCGTTTTAAGGCACAAAATACCCTCTCTTTATTTATTTCTTTACTGAGAGGTACGAAATAACTAAGTTAATTATAGCATACACCTCCAAGAATAAATCAACACTTGTAAGACATAAAGTTATAAAGATTTCATAAATAATTCATAAAGATTTCATAAAGGAGGTAAAGGAACGGTAGGCACAATACTTAGTAATCTTAGTACATCTAGTCATGGGTCTTAGTATTCTTAGTAAACTTAGTATTCTTATAAGTCTTAGTCGATTCTTAGTATTTTGCTGAAAATTCTTAGTATTTATGCCTGAGAAAGGATTATACGACAGAGCTTCCGATAAACTATTGGAGATACTTCCGATGGTTAAGGGCGAGACATTGACTCGGGATGAGATATACAAGATGTGTAATGTCAGTCCTACGATGTCGAACCACGCTTCCTTTAGGAAAGCGATAAATGATGTACTTTATAACTGGACTACGGTAAACAAGAAGAGGGATCGTGTAGTAAGAAACGGCAAGGGTTTCAAATTCATTGATGATAGTCTTACCCGGATAAATTTCCTCAATGCTGATAGAAGCAGGTTTGAGTTAGAGTTGCCTTTCGGTATTCACAAGTATTGTTATCTTCATAGAAAGAATATCGGTATTGTGATGGGGACGAAGGATGCTGGCAAGAGTGCTTTTCTTATCAATATTGCCAGGATGAACATGAGGAAGCATAGGACTCTTTACTTTTCTAGTGAGATGGTAGATGCCGAGCTTGCTGAAAGGTTGTCTAAGGTCAAGGGTATTGCCTTAGATGAGTGGGCTATTGAGGCTTATGAAAGGTCGTATGATTTTGATGAAGTTATTGACCCTAACGGTTTAAATCTCATTGATTTCTTAGAGCTTGGCGGAACTGACAGCGAATACTATCAAGGTGTGGGATTGATTCGCAAGATATATGATAAATTAGAGAATGGAGTAGCATTCATAGCTTGTCAGAAAAGTTTTGGTATTGATTATCCCCGAGGTGGTGAAGGTATGTTGGAGAAAGCTAGGATAGCGGTGGCATTGGAATCTAACTCAGCTAAACTGGTTGTTGGGAAGAACTGGGCTGATGGTGTGACTGTTAGCCCTAAAGGAAAAGAGTGGACATACTCACTGGTAGGTGGTGTGAACTACGTAAACATCATGGATGCCGATTAGTATGTAGATAAGTAATGGAGGTAATGTATAAATGGGTATTCTATTAACTGACGAAGAAATATGTAATGCTGCAAATTTATTATACTGGAAAGAGGGTCATATATGGGAATGCTGTGATTGTGGTGCTGAGGATGACTGGTTTAGGAATATAGTCCGTGCTCAATTAAAGAAAGTGGTTGAGTTACTTGGTAAAGAGGCGTTCGCTGAACCTCAGCATATTCCGCAGCATGGTAAAACGCCTGTAGTCATATGTATTGATGAGGATTTGTGGCAATCACTATTAGAAGAGGTGAAGGAATGAATACTGATATCACGGATAAGATTGCGGATATACTATGTGATTACTTTCGCGACCCAATAGATACTGAGTGTCCATATTGCGCAGCATCGCAGAAGATTATGGAGTTGTTTAAGAAGGAAGGTAGATTAATTGAATTTAAGGACGGTGACACGCTTCAAATACCTGCAAAGGGTAATGGTAAAGTTTGGGTAGTTATAATACCTGATGAAGAGGTAAAGCCGGGAGATTAATCCCGGCTCTCTTTTAGGTCTTGGTAACTATAAACCATGCTAGTTTTAATCTTTCTCTGAATGGCAACTTATTGAGTTCTGATTTCCACTTGGCAAATAATCTACTAGCTTCACGTCTCATCTTTTTACTCTGCCTACCGTTCATCATTAATCCTCCTGTTTCTCTCTTTTAGGAATAAACTGACTTGATGGGTAGAGGTATTGTTTCCCGGGTTTGATGTAAGTTAGATCGCCGCGTTTCCTCATATTAATCACCGTGTTATAGTGGCATCTCAGTAGTTTTTTAACCTCATCAGCGGTTAAGTATTCATTATCCATCTATTTCTCCTTAACCCACATCTCGAATTGAAAGTAGAAGCACATTATGGTTATCCATACTGACAGTGCTGAATATTGATAGGTGGGAAAGTGTATCTCAATTGTTGGTATTATTGCCCAAGAGTTTTTGTCGCACCAAATATAAAACTTTTTATTACTCATTGTTATTCTCTCTCCTTCATTTCCTTATAACAAGACTGACAGACAACTATCCTGGTTTGTCTCTTCTTGGGTTTGGATGGATAGGGAGTTATGATAGTCGCTTCCTGTTTACATCGTTGACATTTCATAGTTCACCTCTTGCTTTCTTAAGTGCGTTAATGGCATTTCGTATTCCTTCTTCGTGAGTACCTTCTGGATAAATAACTCCTGTTACTGTGTGTATCATAGCGTATTTTAGTAGTAGCTCAAGTGCCTCATACATATCAGGCGACGCCGAGATAAGGTGTGCATTAGCTTCTTCCTCTTCTTCTTTGAGCCTTACAATCATGCTGACAATGGTAGGTAAAGGCTTTGTTTTGGCAATAACCCAGTAAGTTTTGATCCCATCCTTAATAATACCCCATTCCCCTTTAGTAAAGTCTGTCATCTCTCAACTCCTCGATATAATCATTCAGGTGGAATTCGTATAGTTTATACTTTTGTTTGCGAGCTTCGATTGCATTTACAAGTTTCTTCAATCTATCAGCTTGGTCGAACCACCATTTAATTTCTTCATCTACTGTCATGGTTATTCCTCCTTACTCTGAGTTTAGGTTGACTACATTTAGGACATACGTTAGTGAGCGTTACGAGCTTTCGGGTATCTACTTTTATATTTACCTCATTACCACAGTCGCAATATAGATGCAGTGTGCCTTTATATGGATTCTTAAATGGATTTCTCACTCTTATCCCTCCTTATTAATAGCGAACATGAACCAGTATTTACCTATACGGAATACTTTACTGAATACCATCTTGGTTACTCCGCTTCTCTCTCTTGGCATGAGATAGATTAGCCCGATAATACCAATCAAGATGAGAGTGATGCTTGCCAGCAATAAAAGCTCATCCATGCTTATCCCTCCATTCTGGATAATGTATCTACTGTTATTTTGACAGCGTGATTAATCTGTTCGGAATATTCTGTCCAGTTGGGAACGAACTCAGGGTATTTACCAAAGAATCTCGCCATTTGTTCAAGGGCTTTGTGCATATTCTCGATCTCATTAGCGACAAGTTCCGGTTTTTGTGGGTTGATTGATTTACACGCATTAACGGCGGTTACTATGAGTTTGGTTCGTTGTTCTGCATCAGGTTCTAATATCTTGGCGAACGGCATATTATTTTCGTCCATCAAGTACCAGTTATTTTCACCACAGTAATCCGTCCATCTTGTATACTCTGTCATTATTCTGTCTCCATGCAGCCACAGTATTTTATTTCGTTGCTGTCAAAAGCCTTAACCCTGCGTTCTTCCGCTTCTTCGTTCTTGGGGTGAACCCCGTTATCATCCTCATAGAAATCTGATTCAGGGAAATCAGCCCACCTTTGCTTACAATTTGGACAAATCATCCTTATTCTTTCCTCCTTTAATGATAGTCGGTTATTTATTCAGGACTATAGAGTGCCATGTTGGGTTTAAGTAGCTGAATTTATCAGCGCATAAGAAACTACATATCACCGGAAATTTCAAATTAGTTGGTTTATATCCAGCGAATTCACCGCATATACAGCAGTAAGACGGTTCGTATCCTATTTTCCACATACTACCAATATCAGCCATTATTCCTTCTCCCCTTTTATTTATTAGAGGTTTAAGCCTCCGAAGGTTCATTAATCGGGAATTGTATAGCTGGTAAGTTACAATGTGGACAAATATGTTCTGGTTCGGTAGCCGTATAGATAAATCCGCAATTCAAGCATTGATATTCATATTCCATTGTGTTTCAATCCTCCTTTATTTAATCCTGATAACCTTCCTTAGTGAACCAGGGTGCATCGGCTAAATAGTCACCGGAATCCTCTTCCGTGATTGTCCATTCCGTAGTTCCGTTGGAGTCGTATATTCTACCGATACATAGTTTTGTAAATTCTTGATGATCTTCTGCTTGTTCTATCTCTTCTGGTGTAGCGTGATAATAGAGATATGGATTTAACCATTTGATTACTTCTGGCATCGCAAATTCAAGCACGATACTGATTAATGTTTTAGCATCGGCGTGTCTTGCGTAATGTACCGCAGCGCTTCGCCAGTAGAAATCATCCTGATTATCTGCTTTGTAGAGTAGGTAAGCTAAATAATATTCTAATTCTTTCATTCTTTTAACCCTCCACTAATACAGGTAAGATGTAGTGCTTCCCCTGTATTGATTGATGGTTAAGTATTGAGATTGTATTTTTCTAATGCTTCATTAAGTTGTGCGGAAAACTCGCTATGAGATAAACGATCCTTTTTATTTCCTCCGTCTATCCAGTTAAGATGTTTTCCTGTAGTGTTGCCCCAGATATTTTCGCATACTTTCAAGCCAGTGGCCGGAGTGTGAAACGCAATCACGGTTTTATAACTGAAATACAAACTGATGTTTCCGATGTTGAATTCCAGGCTATGCGCTCCGTAATTACTTGAAGAGTAGTCACCGTAATTCCTGAAACTAACCTCCGTTTTCTCTAGTGGTGTGTCCATAAACTTTGTGTTCATAATTCCTATACTCCCCTTAATATTTTATTTAGTGATAGTCTCTTAAGATTTAACGTATCGGTTAAACGTGCCGCCACAAGCTCGGCATTTTAAGGCTGCTATGTGTAATATGAATAAGTGTTTACTTCCGCAGTTTGGGCAATTATCGGATACTTTGAGGTTGATTTTTATAGGTGTTTCGTCTATGTCATATTTTCTTACCATAGTATTTACTCCTCTTTATTTATTAAGACTCTTTAAACCTTACTACTTTTGCTTCGGGGTGTTTCTCCCGGGCGATTTTGATGTTTTCCGCTGTGAATGCTACTGAGTAGTTTTTGTAATAGGCTGTGTATTCATACCACTTCATTGTATAAAATCCTCCATATTTAATTTAGACCTTAACAGTCTATAGAATACAGGCTACCAGAGTAACCTGTACTGTATAGGTGTTAAGATAGGTTAAATACTCGCTTGTTATCAGGCCGGTCTACCGGATAGATGATAACCCTTGATGATATATTCTTATTCTCTTTAAGTGGGTAATTCCCGGGATGATTGTCAACATAGTTTTTTCGCCACGCCTGCCATTTTCTCTCAAGTTTAACTATAGTCTTATGGCTTATTTTACCAAGTTTATGCACTCCCGCATGATTGACAAGGCCTGATTTAGTTACTGCAATTATCTGATACTCCATTTCCTTTAATCCCTCCCTTTATTCGATTAACTAACTATTTTGTTGTGTATTCTCTAGTTCCGTCATTATTTATAGTGAAGTGGCAAGCATCGCATCGCCTAGAATTTTTACGGATAACCATTCGCCTTTTATGACACTTAGGGCATCGTGTATAATTCAGTTTGCCGATTGATATTTTCATTTTCATAACTCCTTTATGTATTTACTACTTAATACCTCTTGTCGTTTTAGCCAGAAGTGAAACTTTGTACATTCACGATCATAGTATGTTGCGTAGTGTTTACCTCTGGCTGGCCCGTGTTTTATAACCTTTGATTTATCCCAGTTGACATATATCCCGTTTATCTTTTCTATACCTTTATGCATTGTGCTTTATCCCTTGCGTACATATTACTTGACTTTATCGCTTCGCTTTTATTCTTGTGAGGTGGCCCTAATGGTATACCGTAATCCGTAACATACCAGCCTTTAACAGGTTTACCAAGTCCGTTTAATCTAGTTGTGTGTTTGACTGATATCATTTCATATCCTCCAGTGTTTATTTACCACTATGTTAAACCCTTTGTTACTAATTGTCAATACCTGTTAATAAAATAGTTACACTTGGGTATTAATTATTTTTACGCTGATCAGCGTATTTTCATCGGATAACTCCTAAATGCCGAAATGTTTTTATAGCAGGATTCATGGTCTGGGTGAGCGATTGAATGCTGATTTGCCTTCGGTGCTGGAAGTATGGTATATCTATTGTATGACCATCAGAGAAGATGTAGAACGCCTAGGTAACATGATCAACTCAGGCAGAGATGATACAGGTAAGTTCGATAAGAATAACTACCACGGCAGACGTTTGTCTCTCACTCAGGCATTACATAACTTCTTGGAATCGGATACTGAAAGGGTAAATATACTCGCACAAACAGTCTACGAAACAGCCGTTACAAAGGGTACACGGGGACAAATCCCCGCAATCAACTCAATCTGGGAACGATTGGATGGTAAAGTAGCTGATAAATCTATAAATGTCAATATAAATGGTGATCCCCAAAGCTATCAGGCACTATTGAAGCAGATAGCACTCGAATCCAATCCTGATACTGAACTACTGGAACAATACCCCAGACATCAGCTCACAGATACCCCTGAGAAGCCCTGGAATCCACAATAAGCCCCTCTTATCTATCCACAAGTACTTTGGTATTGGTTACACCCTTATTCTATTACGATCAGTCAATCAGTTCAGTCTCAATAACTAACCATAAGATATATAGTGCGAACCCCGATCGGAAGTGGGACTGGCATCGGGATGTGGTTAACGTTATTCCTTAATCACCCTCAGAATATTTTAATAAAATTTAGGTATTGTTAAACCTTAGTAAACCTGATATAATGAGAGCAGGGGTGAAGAAGTTGAGCGATTTAGAGTATCATGGTTGTAGGGAAGGTGGTGATTGTGTTCCCGTGATAGTACAAAAAGAGAAATTTGAGGGGTTTCTCTGGGGCGAACAAATAACAGGAATGTATGATATTCAAAAATGTCTAAAGTGTGGTAGGGTTTTTCACGAAAAAAGGTCTAGCTGGTGGTAGTCATGGGAGAAAGTGATGCCGTATAAAGATAAAGAAGTTTATAGAGAATACATGAGAGACTATATGAGGAGGGTGAGATTGAAATATTATTATTTGTTTACGAGTGGTGCGTATTCTGATTACTATGTGGATTTCCTTATGGGATCTACCACGAAAATAGATGAAGGGCAGTTTCATTTATGGTGGTTGGAGGCTGTCAGGCGTTCTTCTGAGCATCACGATAACGGTATGTTGAAAATAGCAGAATACCTCAATGTTCCCATACAGAAAAATCCGTGGGATTACGGTAGATCTGTTAGTCAGGATAAATATATAGAAGCAAAAGAAGCTGTCGGGTTTGAAAGTTTAGGTGACTCGCACTTTTTTCAAGAAGTCCTATTGGAAAATCGGTTAGTATTACTTGAAACTAAGGAATATAATATGGAATATGACCTATGAGGAGGAGACGTGCGGAACAGAGTAGATTGTCCGGAATGCGGAAAGAGGGCGAGGTTCGTGAAGAGCCAGTATCAGAAGATAGGAAAGTGGAGGATTCCAGAGCCTGTTAGTGAGCTTTACTATTGTTTCAGGTGCAGATTAAACTTTCCCGTAGTTGCTGAGATTAAAGCTAAGAAAGACGATATTATGCTTATAAGGAGCAAGTGATGCCTTACAAAGACAAAGAGACAGCGAAAGAGAAATCGAAGGAAAGGATGCGGAAGATGCGGACGGGTGTAACAAAGAAAGAGGAAATGTTACACCCTGATGTTACACCCGATGTTCATCCGATAATCCATATGTTAGCTGAAGAAAGTAAGAGGTTGAGGTTGAGGACAATATGTAAGAGTTTAAAGCCGTGGATGTTCAATGAGTTATATGTTGGGGTTCCTGGTCATGGTGGAGTTCCTTTCAGTAAGGTAGCGGAATTACTTACTGCTTTCGAAGATGAACCGAGGAGGAAGAAATGAAAGAGTATATAGGTACAACTTTAGGATTAGCTTGTGCGATATGCTGGTTTCTTACGTTCATCTTATTTTCTACAGGAGGGTTTTTATATGAACCCAATCTATTAATCGCTGTCGGTGAAAGTATATTGTCTTTCGTGATTGTAGTTTATCTGGTTTATCTTTTAGTAAGAAGGCTGCGTGGTGTATAATAGTCTTATGATTAAACTGGATGATTATCAGGCATCTTTGATTCTATTTGATAACATGAAGCAGATTAACGAGAAGATTGTTAATGAGGCTGTAGAGATGTGGGATTCAGAAGGTAGCGGTGACTTTGAGATGTATATAACTTCTTACCTTGCTTCGAGGTGGCTTGATATGGTGAGGTTTAATTAAGGGGGTGTAAAATGACGGTATTTATTGAGCATACGGAAAGGGAAAAAGGTAATTATTACGTTGATATGAAAACTACAGGTATAGACAGACTAATCCCATATATAGACCAGGATTTATCGCAATCATATGTATCACGTAATGAAGGTGGATTCCCCAAGATATATAATGAGGAATTTTCCTACGTTGGTTATTTAAGTAAACCCGGTGAAGTTACTTTAGGCAGATATCTTGGTGAACATACCGCATACTTTGAAAATGAAGGACGTGGATATGATACCAGGAATGAGTTTGGTATAAAGCTACCCGGGATAAAACATTGTTGGTTTTAAAAAAATACGCATATTGGGATTAGTAATTGACTATAGAAGACTGTGCTTATAAAGAACCAGAGGAATTAACCGAAGAGGAAACTCAACTCTGGTTAAAGGAGAGGGCTCTATGTGCAAGGTCTTTCATGCACTTCATGAAATGGGTAAGGATCGTCAGCCCTCCCAAACCTGGTGAACCATCAGAGAGTATCGTACCTATCGAGATGTGGGAACATACCAAGGAAACGATGGCTACATTCCTCAGGGAGAAACTCATAACCATCCTCAAGGCTCGCCAGATAGGGCTATCGACTATCGTAGCTGTGTACGTTACGTGGTATGCCTTGAATCATGTAGCTGCCAACATACTTCTATTCTCACAAGGTCAGGATGAAGCCAAGGCTCTTTTAAAGAAATGCAGGAATGTATTTGACCAGCTTCCGAATTTCTATAAGTGGAAACTCGACCCAGATTCTACTGAATCTATAGGATGGCCTATGACCAAGAGTGTTATCAAGGCGTTCCCGTCTACCCCTTCTGCCGGTATCGGTGAAACTGCTTCAATACTTGTGTGGGATGAACACGCCAAGCATGACTACGCTGACCAGAACTACACACACGCCAAACCTACTATCGACGGTGGCGGTCAGGTTATATCAATCTTCACTGCCGACCCGTTTGGTAACGATAACCTTGCTACCGCATTGTTTCAGGACGCTCTTGAAGATAAGAATGGATTTTACCCGTTGTTTTTCTCATGGGATGTAGTGCCTAACCGAACTCAGGAGTGGTACGAGAGGACGAAGAGAAGTATCCCTGATAGAGAATTGGCTAAACTTTCACCGGAACTTTACATGGCTAAGAACTACCCTCACTCTATCAAGGAAGCACTCTCTATGTCTCAGAGTGTAGCAGTATTCGACCACGGTGTGTTAAAATTAATGCTGGAAGATGTTAAAGGTCATATAAACGAGGGTTGGGAACTCAAACCACCTGTTAAGATTTATAAGGATTTTCATCTTGGCGGTAAATATGTTGCTGCTTCAGATGTGGGATGGGGTTTAGGTGGTGACTACTCTGTGACCGTCGTTATGGATGACCACGGTGATGTAGTAGCCGATGTGATGACCAATACGCACAACCCGGATGATTTCGCTGAGATGTCGATAAATCTTTTAAAACATTTCAGGAATCCATGGTGGTGGATAGAAAATAATACAGCAGGTGGTGGCAGGTCTGTCATCCACAAAGCAGTTGAGCTTGGTTACAGAAAACTGGGCCACAGGGGTGAAGTGAGTTTCAGCAGACTTGATGATACTAATGAGATAAGAAAAGTTGGATTCACTACAAATGAAAGTTCCAGAGCGGATTTGTTCGGGAACTTGATTTCTGCGATAAATGATACTACTATAAGGATATACAACAAAAAAGGTTTAGACCACTTCTTTAACTTAATCAGGAACTATGATAAAGATAAATTAGGTGGTAGAATAGAAGCACAGAGTGGTACACACGATGACTATGTAATAGCTGTAGGGATAGCGAACTTGAAGAGGCGGGATGCGGTAGAAATGAATATGAATCCTGTTAAAACCCTTGACTTCAGTAAGGGAGACGTACCTGAGGTCTTGAGGCATTGGAGTGAAAGGAATTATGCCGAAGCGCAACGATAAGCCTGATAAAGAAGCTATCATGGAGCAGTTCCAACTCTGCAAGGAAAAGTATGGTGCTTTACAGACAGAGTATGAAGAAGACGAAGCATTCTACGAACTTAACTTCAAAGACAAACTCAACGTACCAAATCAATTCAAGAAAGATATCGTAATCCTGCCTACCGCAAGAGATGTGGTAGATACGGGTGTAAACCACACTAACATATTCAACGCAAGAGTTAAGACTGTCCCCAAGAGTGATAAGAAAGTAGATGTTGACGCCGCATCCATGCTCAGGAAGTTAGGTCGTGGTGTCATACACGGTATCAATGTAGAATCAAGGATTGCACCTTCTCACTTGGGGGCTAAACATTACTGGTTACATGGATTGGCTGTCTTTAAGACGATATGGGATGTGGACAGGTGGGTAGATAAGCCGGAACAAAAAGACGGTGAAAGCGAAAGCGATTACGCAGGGCGGTTGGATGAGTGGCGTTCAGGTCAGCACCTGTCCCTACCCATAGCAATACAGGCAGTGAACCCATATCATATAATGCCCGATCCCTATACCGGTGGTGATTACTACGTTATCGAGTGGCATAAGAGAAAACTCTACGATGTTAAGAGGATATGGCCGAAATTCAAACCGAAAAGAGAAATCGACCCGAGTGAGGAAGTAGAGACATTCTCTTACTGGACTGACAGGTATCGTGCCGAATTCGTGGATGATGAGATGGTTCTTGGTGTGATAGAACATGGTTACGGATTCAACCCGTATACTCTAATAGAATCGGGTCTTGGATATGTAGACAAAGACAATACACCCGAGAATAGATATGTTGGTCTTATCAGGAAGATTAAGGATTTGCTTGTTTCAGAGTCTACGAATTACACTCTAAACGATATCCTTATGAAAAAAGAAACTATGAAGGGTGGTTGGATAGAAAATCCAAATCGTGTTGCTATTCCTGATTGGTCTTTCAAATATGGTGAATACGAACAAATGCCGGAGGGTGTTGTAATACATGAATGGGAAAACAAGGTAACACCGGAATCTTCATGGAGACAGTTAGCAACTACACATGATTATATCTCTGCTCATGCTGCTCCAAGGAGTGCGAGGGGACTTGCGGAGCAGGGTGTACGCAGTGGTGCCGACAGACGATTGATTACAGCAGAGGCTTCGGCTATCTATGAATATGCTGCACCTGCGTTTCAGAATGGGTGGGCACAGATTTTAACCAAGTGTGCCATGTTAGTCAAGAATAAGATACCAGGTGATTTTGAGGTATGGTCACGTACCCCAGAGGATGAATTCGATGTGATGATTAAAAAGGAAAAACTCAGAGAACCTTTTAACATCTCTGTGGAATTCGCACCTATATCAGAGGAAGACGAATATAGACGGCATGAAGACGATTACAGAGCATTAGAGATAGGGCTGGGTAATAAACGGTGGGCTAGAGACAGACGTGGGGATATGGATGCAGACTCTATGGAGAAACGTGATATGGTGGAAGCTGTACTGTATAATCCGGTATTCCTACAGATGGTGATGCAGCACGTCTTACCTGCGATACATCAAGCCTTGGCTAATGAAGGCATGCCTGCCATGATAGACCCGAATAATCCTATGGCTACTATGGGGCAGGCACCCGGACAGCCTGGTGCGAGTGTACAGGGAAGAGGACAGCCAAACACTCCTGCGCAACCAATGAGTCCTATGGGTTCTATGGGTCAAGGTAACGGTGGTGGAGGTAATACTTTATATGGAACCTAACCCGATGCTCATAGAGGTGTTTGAGGAAGTGGATGCTGTGGCGAAAGATATAGCAGTATATCTCATGGACTGGATAGTCACACCTTTGATAAAACGTCAGGCAAAGAAAGAAAGAGAGGCTTTCAACAAACAATACGAAGAACTCCTTGAAATGGAGAAGGATGAAGTATGACAACTGAAAAAAGAAGAGATGATGATAGAATAACACCGGTTAATATGGACAGGTTTCCCAATATGTGGTATAGCCCAAGGATTACAACCACACCATATAGTGCTGACCAGACAGCCATGAATCCGTTTAGCTGGATATCTCCCGGGTTTTCCCAGGTTCCGATAAACAGGGGAACTGGCAGAGCACAGTTAAGCCCTCAAGGTGGATATGAAGACATACTCAAGGATTTAGGCGAACTTGGTATGGGTAAGGGTGATGATACCGTAGATACTACTACATCTGGTGCTGATACAGGTGCGTGGGATTACTGGGATGCTCAGGGATATCATCATGTAGGCGACCCTGTTATGGGTGATAATATAGTTGGTTATGACCCTTCGATGGCTACCAAGGATGATGAAGCTGACCAGAGGGCGTGGGAAGAACAGCAGGCTCAGAGACAATATGAGCAACAGATGGCTATGCAGCAGATGATGATTGACTGGTATCGCCAACAGGCTGAAATGCAGGCTCAGGCTCAGAGAGAAGCTACCTACGCACAGCTTTTAACCCAGCCTATGAGTTGGCTTGACCCGAGACTTTATAATCCTTCGTATGGTGGTGGAGGAACTCCATCAGTACAACCGTGGATGTTACCGCTGGGCATGAGTGACTATGCCAGTTTAGGTGAATCATTACCTGGATATCAACAGCAGGGTGGAGGTGGAACTCCTATGGGTTCGCTTCCACAATTGACTACTCCTTCTATGCAATACTTCGCAAGGATGGGTGATACCGCTCAACAGCAGTGGTTAGGATATGAACAGGCAAGGACTGGTTCGAGACCTGAAGAAAGTATGTTCAGGTTACAGTCAAGGGCGGCACCAACTGGAACTTCGCCTCAATTAAGATGGGCTAGATAAGTTTATTTAAGGGGGATAGGATGAACGTAGTAACCATCACGACTATACACGTGCCTTACGTGCTTGAAGACTTGTGTAAAAACATGGTCAAACATAAGCGAGAGGCACAGGTGTATGTAATCGGTGATAAGAAATCACCGGACAAGGAAATCGGAAAGTTAATCAAGTACCTTTACGAGAAGTATGATGTAACAATATCTTACTTCGATACAGAGATTCAACCAAAGATATTCCAGGATAAACTGTCGGAATTCTTCCCGTTCAATACACCGGATAGAGTGATACTCGGATGTATGTTCGCTTACCAGAATGGAGCAGACAGAGTTATCGCACTTGACGATGATAACTTCCCTACAGAGGACGACTTCATAGGTTCGCATGAATGGGCTGGTTCTTTTGAATACAGAACGTTTTTCAGGAATGATTTGGGATGGTTCAATGTACACTCTATGCTTCAGGAGGAAAACGATATTGAGTTCTATCCAAGGGGATATCCATGGAGTAAGAGAGTGAATGGTAGTGGTGATTTTGTTGCTAGTATGGGTACCAAGAGAACTATCATCAATCAGGGTCTTGTTCTCGGTGATTCTGATATAGACGCTATACAGAGGCTTGCTCAACCTACCAATGCTTTGAGGAATAAGTACGGTCAGCTTGGTCACTTCGGGTTATTTAAAACATGGTCTCCGTTCAACTTCCAGAATACCTGTCTGTCAAGAGAGATGATACCGCTTTACTACCGACCACGATGTGCTACACGCAACTCTGATATCTGGACTTCATATCTCTATAATAAACTGGCGGAACATTTCGGAGACCTGATAACATTCGGTGCTCCGTTAGTTACCCAGATACGCAACAATCATAATCTGTGGGATGACCTTAAGTTGGAACTTCCGGTAGATGAGCTCACCGATGACTTTGTAGAATTGGTAAGGAACACAGAACTAACAGAGAAAACTTACTATGGAGCTATGAGGGAACTTGTAGAGAAGTGTCTTCCTGACAGTATGGATTGCGGACTTATAGGAAAATTCTTTATCGAGTACAACGAATGGCTGATAGCAGTTGAGGAGTTTCTATGAAACTGCATCTAGGTTGCGGACAAAACTACATACAGGGATATCTTAATATAGATTCTGATATAGATTCCAAAGCTGATATCTTTGATGATGTGGTTGTTCTTGGTTCGATTATAGGTGATGTGGAAGAAATATATGCGTGTAACATCCTTGAGCATTTAGGCAGGTACAGGTATAAGCAGGCTCTTCAGAGGTGGTATGATATTTTGGATAAAGGGGGAAAGTTAAAATTATCCGTACCGGATTTCGCAAGTGTATGTGAGTATTATGTGTCAACTAAGGATTTGAAGAGCCTGTATCCTGCCTTATATGCCGGTCAGGATTCTGACTGGAACTTCCACTACTGGTGCTGGGACTACGATACTCTCAAGAGAGAACTGGAAGAGATAGGATTCACAGATATCAAAAGATGGACAGACCACCCTATCAGAGACTGGAGTATCAACTATGTGCCATATCACGATTCAGATGGAAACGAACTGCCTGATGATGAGTGGAAGAATGGTACATTTATAGCGTTGAATATCGAGGGTATCAAATAGTGGATGGTAAGAAAGTAAAGAAATTCTCCAGAGATGAAAGGGAGAAATACTATCAGTTGATGGACAGGGAGATTCACGAAGGATTCCCGTCTGTCAAGACTGACCTGGCTGTATTCTGGGCAGAACTCAGGGATAAGTATAATCTGCATGAATCAACGTATTTTCTAAAAGACCCATACATCTATAGGAATAAAGAAAGTGATTTATCTGCTACGAACGACAAACCATAGATTTATAATGCAACCACTCATAGACAGGTTCCCGGGAGATGTCTACTACGATATCGGCTGGAGTCGAGACAATGAGATAGACGGTATCGAGTATTTCCCAAGGCGTAACGATAAGTGGCGAGACTCTATTTTCAAAGCAAGGGAGCTATATAACTACTCGAACTATCTTAGGATGAAAGAGCAGTCTGACTATTACACTAACAGGTGGTATAAATACCTCACACCATTCCAGAGGAAACTTATCGACATGGAGATAGGTGACAAGATATTCAAGAGTGATTTGCTCAGGACTTCCATAAAACTATTTGAGAAGATAGTACCTCAGGACAAAAAGGTTAAAGACTGGTTGAAAGAAAAGAATCCTGACGTACTCGTAGTTAGTGGAAACACGTTGAGATATTCAGAGGAGCAGGAATACTTAAAAGCTGCGAAGTGTCCCACGGTAGCGATAGTGTTAAGCTGGGATAACCTAACAACGAAGGGTACGTTTCATATCATGCCTGATAAAGTATGCGCATGGAATGAAGAGCAGATTGATATATTGATGAATATTCACGGCGTACCTAAAGACAGGATAGAACTCACTGGTGCTGCAAGGTTCGAGATATGGGGACATAATAAACCAACAGACAGAAAAGAGTTCCTTGAAGGCATGGGTATGGAGGATAAGCCATACATTGTTTATCTGGGATCGTCGTCCAATATCAGAAAGGACGAAACCTATATCTTGAATGGGATAGCGAAGAGTCTCGATATAAACATACTTTTAAGACCTCATCAGGCTAACAGGAAGATATACACTATCTATGATGCGCCCAATGTCTACAAGTCGTTCGGGAAAACTCCTGGCAGTAAAGAGTCTATTCAGTTATTCTATGATACCTTATACCACTCAGTTGGCGTGATTGGTTTGAATAACTCTGCTATGATAGATGCCATGATAAATGACAAGGCTGTTATTTCACCAGTGATGCTTGGCAGTAAAAGGACTCAGTTAGATACCATGCACTACAGGAGTATGATGGATGGTATGATACTCGTCCATAAACCGGAGGAATGTCTGAATGAGATAGTCAAGCTGGTGCGTGGGCAGGATGACAATATAGAAGCAAGGCGGGCGTGGGTAAAGAGGTATATCAGACCTAACGGGGATGCAGTAGAGAATGTAATCAATGTGATAAAGGGGGTAATGTGAAGGTTCTTATCACTGGTATCACGGGGTTCGTAGGCTCATGGTTAGCCGAGTATCTGTTGGATAAAGCAGATATCGTAGGTATAGTGCGTGTCAGGTCTAATAGAGAAAACATCGCACACATAGAGAAAGACCTGAATCTTGAGTATGGTGATTTGCTTGACAGGAGTTCACTTGACTATATTCTAAAGAAACATAAACCTGATGTGATACACCATCTAGCTGCACAGTCTTACGTACCATTCTCCACAACAGCACCTAATGTAACTTACGATAATAATATCATAGGAACATCTAATCTACTGGAGTCTGTAAGATGGCTGGAACTCGACCCAATCATACACATCTGCTCATCGAGTGAGGTATACGGAAAAGTACGTCCCGAGGATATACCGATAACAGAAGAGTGTCCGTTGAATCCCGTAAGTCCTTATGCTGTGAGTAAGGTTGGGGAGGATATGCTTGGCAGGCTCTACTACGAGAACTATGGGATGAGAACTATTGTCACAAGGATGTTCACTCATACCGGCCCGCGCAGGGGTGAAGTATTCGTCATGTCTAACTTTGCAAAGCAGATAGCGGAGATAGAAAAAGGTAAACGTGAAGTCTTAGAGCATGGCAATCTCGATTCAGTGAGAACATGGCTCGACGTTAAAGATGCTGTTAGGGCGTACCACAAGTTATGGGATTGTCCTGCTGGTGAAGTTTATAACATAGGTGGTGTTGAGTCAATGACTATATGCGAGATGCTTGATAAACTATGTTCACTTTCAACGCACGTATTTAACTGTGAAATGAATACTGATAGGCTTCGACCAACTGATGTAACGATGCAGATACCATGTATAGACAAGTTCACAAAGCAGACTGGGTGGAAACCAGAGATACCATTCTCGCAGACACTTGAGGATACACTCAATTACTGGAGGGGGAGAGTATGAAAGTATTTCCAGATACATTTATGGGGATAAAGAAACGAAATAAAATCAACATATGGTATCTCGCTATGTTACTAATATATATATATACAACAGCCTATCTGATAGTAACTATGTGTAATAACAATACCTATTACCTTCTTTTTATTATAATTCCATTATCAATATTCTTTATCCCATCAATATTTTTAGCATCAATTTATGAGGAAACTGTTTTATGAAAGTTTTAGTAACTGGTTCGGAAGGTATGATAGGTCACAAGGTATGTGACTTACTTGAAGGAACGTGCGAGTTAATCAAAGCCGATAAGAAAACAGGGCAGGACTTAACAGACTTCAATCTGTGTAAGGAATTCACTAAAGGAGTAGACCAACTCTATCACGTAGCAGGAGTCAAGGGTTCAGGTAAGATGACAAGAGAGCGACCCGCTGATTTCTTCGTACCGATGCTACAGATGAATACAAACATACTTGAGGCAGCACGATTGAATGGTGTTAAGAAGATTCTCTATGTAAGTTCCACCGCGGTATTACATGACAAATATCCAGGTTTTGCCAAGGAGGCTGGAGAGAAACAACTTGAAGCATACAAGATACAATATGGATTTGATAACTGGGTAGTGATAAGACCAAACTCAGTCTACGGAGAGTATGATAACTTTGATCCCGATGACGGTATGTTCATACCTGCTCTGATGGCTAAAGTTAAACGTGGTGATAAAAAGATAAATATAGGAACTGGTGGAGATATTAGAGATTTTACTTATAGTGAAGATGTGGCTAATATATGCGTAGATTTGATGCGTAGTTGGAAAGGTAATTTTAATATTGGAGCTAGCTTGATGTCAACTTTAGACGTAGCCAATATTATGAAAAAATTATCAGATTTTACTATTGAATTAAATAAACGCGAATTATCAACTGGACGCTTATCTGATAAACCAGTTTCATTCGATTATACACCACTAGAAGAGGGGATAAAGAAAACATGGGAATGGTACAAAGCACAACCTTAAAAGATGTCTATATAATCAAGCCTGAGATAAATCACGACTGGCGTGGTGAGTACGTGATGACGTACAACGAAAGAGAGTTCAACGCTCACTTCCCTGACTTCCATCCTGTAGAGCATGACATCTCAACGTCGATTAAAAACGTATTCAGGGGTATACATTACTCACCTCACTGCTGGAAACTGAATCAATGTCTCTATGGTTCGATGATATACTACGTAGTAAACTGTGATGAGGAGGATGAGGAATTTGGAAAGTGGGAGAGTTTTCCGCTTAACGACAGAAACCGATGGCAGATATACAAACATCCACGCTACGGGAGTGGGTTTCTTGTCCTGTCAGATTACGCCATCTTCCATTACTTACAAGACCAATACTTCAACAATAGCAATCCTGACCAGAGAACTTTCAACATGGAGGATTTCAACCTATACATTCCAGTAGATAATTACCTGTTGAGTGAACGAGACGCATTTGTAAAAGAGTACGCAGGTGATAAAAGAAAAGATTAAGATAGTCCCTAAGGTATGGGGGCAGGAGATATGGCTTGTAAACAATGAAAGTTACTGTTGCAAGTTATTGGAGATAGCCGAAGGTGCGCAGGGAAGTTATCACTATCATAAGGAAAAGAAGGAAACATTCTGGTGCATAGAAGGTGAAGTATTACTTATAGTTGAGGATAAGAAATATGATTTGCATCAGATGGCATCACCGAAGACTATCATGCCTGGGGAGAAGCATTCGATTTACGGATTTGCGGATTCGGTTATAATAGAGGTATCGACACCGCATTCAGAAGAAGATGTAGTGAGGTTAAGTAAAAGTCATGCTGGTTACAAGGACACCGTACCGGATATCTTTACTTGGTGGAGGGTCAGACTACGAAGACTATTTCTCAAGGTATGGTGGTTGCGTCATAACTACCGCCATAGATAAATACTGCTATGTAGGTATAAGCCGTAGCGGGGAGGTATGGTCACATGATGAGTTACCTTCTGGCAGTGGTATGGGTACTTCTAGTGCTTTTGCCGTTGGGTTATTCACTGCTTCTCATAGAATGGGTGGTAAAGAAACTGCTGCGTTAGCCACAGGGTTAGAGTTGAAAGAACGTGGTGGTGCCTGTGGTTATCAAGACCAGTATATCTGTGCTGTGGGGGGATTCAAGAGATTAAGGTTCTATGGTAGTGGTGTGGTGGAAGAGGAACTTGACTATGACTGGCTTGAACCATATCTCATGTTGGTTGATACCGGTATCTATCGTCAGGGTGGTGTGATAATACGGCATCAGTTAGACAGGATGGACAGGAATCTGAAGACGTTACATGAACTCAAGGATTTAGCTCTTCAGGATTACGACGATCCCGTAGATTTCGGTAATGCTCTTCATACAGCATGGAGATTAAAAAGAAACTTGTCTGATGATGTATCTACTAATAAGGTTGATGAGTATTACAGAATAGCCTTGGAGGCTGGTGCTTTAGGTGGTAAGCTGTTAGGTGGTGGAGGCGGTGGGTTCATGGTATTCGTGGTAAATCCAGATGATAGGACAAAGGTATCTGATGCTCTAAGACTAAGTGTGATAGACTTCAGGTTTGATAAGGAAGGTAGTAAAATAATATATGAATCACGCAACTAAATGTGGTGGTGAAGATGAATCATGGGAAGAAGATGACGGTGAATTCTTTTACTATGTACACAGATGCAAGAAGTGCGGTAGGGTAACAAGGCAGCAAAGGAAGAAGATATATTTTGTTGAATGCAGAATCATTGATAATGTTCGAGACAGAGATAGTCGAGTTATATGAGGCTGGTAAGATTCATTCTCCCGTACATCTTTCGGGTGGAAACGAGGATGAGCTTATATATTTATTCTCTCATATCAAGGAAGAAGACTGGGTATTCTCAACCCACAGGAATCACTACCATGCGCTTCTAAAAGGAGTAGATAGAGAATGGTTGAAGAACGAGATACTAAAGAACAAGAGTATGCACATCAATTCACCAGAGCACAGATTCATAACATCTTCAATCGTTGGAGGTGTCCTGCCTATTGCATTGGGGGTAGCACTTGGGAACAGATTAAAGAACGGCAGGAGTCATGTATGGGTATTCGTTGGAGACATGGCTTCTGAAATGGGTATTTTCCATGAGTGTAACAAGTATGCTAAGGGCGAAGATTTACAAATAACATTCGTAGTAGAAGACAATGGTATCGGATGTTACACACCTACGGATAGGGTGTGGAGGTATACTTACGAGAGAACATTTCCTCATCATGGCACTGGAACATGGGTGAACTTTTGAACTATAAAGAAGAGATAATTAGGTCAATGACATATCTTGGTCTTGATGAAAGGACTATCTTTCTGGGGCAGACTGTTGCATATGAAGGTTCTGCCATGTACGGTACATTGAGTTACGTGCCTATGGACAAAAGAATAGAGATAGGCATAGCGGAAGATATGCAGATGGGTATGAGTACAGGTCTTTCTCTTGAAGGATTCATACCTATTACTATTTACCCGAGATTTGATTTCCTCATACTGGCTACAAACCAGATGGTAAATCACCTTGATAAGATATGTGAGTTATCAGACTTCAGACCAAAGGTTATAATAAGAACTTCTGTAGGTTCAAAGACACCGTTAGACGGTGGTATACAGCACACATCTGACTATACAGGTGTTTACAAGATGTGGTTAAATAATATAGAGGTGATACGCTTCGATTCTCCGAGGGGGATTTTTGAAACTTATAAGAAGGCTTTAGAGGATGATAAAAGTTATCTTCTAATAGAAAGAGCCGAACTGTATGAGGTGGATGAATGACCCTACGATCACGGATAGAATCACTATCACCGGAAAATCTCGAACTCTTCAAGACTCAGGCAAGGGCTAAAGCTCAGGCTGGAGACCCTTCGTACTCTCAGTTGGTTTCCTCACAGGAATACGCTGATATCTTCGGTGCTGACTTACAGCCATCTCAACCACAACAGAAGCAGTGGTGGCAAACTCCACTTGAAGTTATAGGTGCTCCATTCAGCTTTGTTCAGGAGAATGTTATAGACCCTGCTTTAGCCATGTTGCTTTCGGGTGCAACTCCGTCAACTCAGGGTACTGAAGATATGGGTTGGTTTGAAAGGGAACGTGCCGAGTTCAACGCTTGGCAAACCCCAGGAATCAATCTACCGTGGATTTCACCATTCTCAGGGGAGCAAGCAAGAGTAGATATTAAAGGTGTAATACAGAACTTACCATGGCTTGCCATACCGGGTGTTGGTTCGGTTGGCAAGGGGACTGGTTTTGCTGGTAAAATTGGTAAACTAGGCAGCATCGGTAGAGTTGCCGGTACCGCATTAGAATTTTCACCCTGGGGACTTACAGAAAAAGGATTGGGTCAGGTAGGTAAGTTAGCAGGTAAGGCCGCTGCTCCCCTGACCGGTCGTGCTGCTGCGAACGTGGCGAAGATAGAAGACCCTGTAATGAAGAAGCTGGTTGAGGCTATCAGGGCAGTCAAACCAAAGAGAGCACAATACAATGTTGAAAAGTCTGCCGAGTTAGCCAAGAGAACTGCTACTGCTGAAAGTATACTTGAGGGGAAGACTGGATATGAAGCGTTCCAGTCTGCTAAGGGTGCGTTGGCTGGTAAGTACGATATACCTGACTTTGAGGCAGTATTCAAGCAATTCACCGAAGAAGAGGTCGGCGGTATATTCGACAGGATAAATACATCACCAGCAAGACTTTTCGATAGACTTGATGCTGCTGATGCTTTGATGGACTTCGGTACCGGTATGAGGATTCCTACCAAACGTGAAGTAGACTTAGTAAGTAAGGTATTAGGTAAGGAGATTGGTGATGCTCTAAGGACTCACAGACCTAGAAGTGAGCAGGCTTTACGTGCCTTACTGGACGCTACCGGTCTACCCAAAGCCATCCTATCAAGTTATGATATGTCTGCACCATTGAGGCAGGGTGCTGTTCTCGTAGCTGCACACCCCAAGTCTGGTCTAAAAAATATTGGTAATATGATTAAGGCGTTTGCTTCGGAGAAGACTGCCGTTAAAATGGAAGACCAGCTTTTGAAGAGAGCTATATACCCAAGAGCAGCAGAGGCTAAATTATATATAGCCCCTTATAAGCAACTTGTAGGCAAGCTGGCTGAACGTGAAGAGGCGTTCATGTCCGGTCTTGCTGAGAAAATACCCGGAGTTGCCATGTCTGAGCGAGCGTATATTACATTCCTCAATAAGATGAGGATGGATACGTTCGAGTATTACATCAACAACTGGGCTAAGAATGGTGTAAAGGCAACTGCTGAAGATGAGAAGCAATTAGCACGTATGATTAATATCCTGTCTGGTCGTGGCGATTTGGGCGCGTTATCAGAGATGCGTACCGTGCTAAACGCCGGTTTCTTTTCTCCCGGTTTCGTAGCATCACGCGCTCAGACACCGATGCTGCTTTTTACCGGTAATCCACTAATCAGGAAGACCGCCGCCAGAGAGATAGCATCATTCGTTGGTGCTGGACTTGGTATACTTTCATTAGCTTCATTGGCTGGTGGTGAAGTAGAGACAGACCCACGATCAACTGACTTCGGTAAGATTAAGATAGGCAATACACGTCTTGACTTCTGGGGTGGCTTTCAGCCTTATGCAAGGTTTGTATCCCAGTTAATATCAGGTGAAAGAAAGTCTGCTACTGGTAATATCTATCCTATCGAACGAGAGGATTTGATTACAAGGTTCATACGTTCCAAGGAATCTCCATTGGCTGGTCTGTTGAATGACATCATAGTAGGAGAGACTTTTATCGGTGAGGAACTTTCTACTACCAGAGAGAGTATCTTGCAGCAGGCAAGGAATAGGTTGGTTCCCATGTTTGCTCAGGATATCTGGGATGCTGTAGATGAACAGGGTCTATTCGGTGGGTTCCTGGCTTTGCCGGGTGTACTTGGTGCTACGGTAACTTCATACGGAAGTGAAGAGAAAGATATACGTCAGTTAAGAGATAAGGTTGCTCAGGAAACTTACGGTATGGACTGGAACTCTCTCGGTATGGAAATGGGCAGTGCTGCACAGAGAACGCTGGAACAACAGTATCCTGATTTGCAGAAGAACTGGATTACTTCTGAGGATACACTGTTAGGACGTGGTGACGCATGGCGTGAATACAGGAGAAAGTCCACGCATATCAAAGAGTTTACACAGGATGAACTACTGTTAGCCAGTGCGAAGATGAAAGCTGACGGTAACGGTACTGAGTTCAGGGAAAAAGTAAATGAGATAATGTCTAACCAGAGAGCCATGTACAAGGAGATGAAACTCGACCCGCAGTTCAAGGATATCGAAGATACGCTGGTAGGTGATTTAACACCTGCCGAACTATCGAAGATGAATCCTTTGGATGTAGCAAGGATGGCTTATAACGAGATGATGTATGCTCCTGACCTTTACGACCAGTACGGTGAGTATCAGTTTGATTTGGCTGCTCAAAGGAAAGAACAGTTTGTAAGGCAGTATGGTCAGGCTGCATTGGACTACGTTGAGGATTTCATGGGATTGAAGTGGCAGGATACACCAGAGCTTCAGGACTTGGCTATGGCTAGGGATGCACTTAAACCTTACTGGAAAGCTGAGTCTGATGTGTGGGCGCAGTATCCACCGATGGTTAAGCAGGAATCTGACAGGATAGCCATACTTGAGCAACAGAATCCCATCGAAGGTAAGAGGGCTTTATTCAGGAGTCAGTTTGGTAAGTTGATAATGATGGCTCGTAAGATGGTAGCGATAGAAAAGAAACGTACCAAGATGAAAAACCCGGAGATTGCTATGTACTTAAAGAAATACTATTCATATTAGGAGGAGAGTATGCCATTAAAGAAAGGTAAATCCAAGAAAGTCATCTCGGAAAATATCAGAACTGAGATGCACGCAGGCAAACCGCAGAAGCAGGCTATTGCGATAGCGATGGATAAAGCTGGCAAGAAAAGAAAACACAAGTAGGTGGTAGCATGGGGGATAAGGATTTTGAGGTAATCGCTGAGATTGGTTCAAACCACGGGGGAGATTTACAGAAAGCTAAAGACCTAATCTACGCTGCAAAGGAGTGTGGTGCTGATGCGGTTAAGCTACAAAAAAGGGATAACAAAAACCTATATACAAGGGAACTATACGATTCGCCTTACGAAAACGAGAACTCATTTGGGAAGACTTATGGCGAGCATAGGGAATTTCTTGAGTTCGGTTGGGAAGAGTATGAGTCGTTACTGGGATATGCACGATCCCTATCTATAGACTTATTCGCAACAGCTTTCGACTTCAATAGTGTAGACTTCCTTGATGATATAGGTGTGTCAAGGTTTAAGATAGCATCTGGTGATTTAACCAACACCCCCCTCATAGAGTATATAGCAAGGTTCAGGAAACCAATCATAATCTCTACGGGTGGTGGTACGATAGATGATGTATCAAGAGCCTATCGTGCTGCACATGGATGCGATGTGACATTACTTCAATGTACAGCCTCATATCCTACCAAGGTAGAAGAGATGAACCTCAATGTAATATTAACCTACAAGAACATCTTTCAGGAAGCTACCATAGGATTATCAGACCACCAGAACGGTATTGAGATGTCAGTCATAGCCTATATGCTTGGGGCAAGGGTATTCGAGAAGCACTTTACCTTAGACCATACATGGAAGGGAACTGACAATGCTTTCTCACTACAGCCTGAAGGTATGAGGAAGATGGTACGAGATCTTTCAAGGATACAGACAGCATTGGGAGACAGGGAAAAGAAACCGTTGCCATCAGAGGAAAAACCACTATACAAGATGGGCAAGAGTCTGGTGGCTTCAAGGGATATGAAATCAGGTGAGTATGTAACTATTAATGATATAGCGATTAAATCTCCCGGTGGTGGTATACAACCATACGATATAACGAAACTGATAGGGTCTGTTTTAGAGAGTGATATCAAAGAAGATGAGTGTTTCTAAGAGCGATATCTACAATAAGTTAGCTCTTAAATTGTGTACCCATAAGGTTAAGTACACAGAACCAGGGAGATGGTGCGGGCCGTATGGTGTACGATGTGGATACTACGAATTCCAGGGAACACGGAGATGTAAAAAGGCTATGGAGATAATAAACGCTCTTGAAGAAATAGGAGTAGACTTGGGAGAATGGTAGGACTTATACCTGCTCGTTCAGGTTCTCAGAGGATAAAGGATAAGAACATCAGGCGATTGAAAGGTAAGCCATTGATGTCCTATACAATCACTGAAGCTATAAAGAGTGGTGTATTCTCAAGGGTTATAGTATCTACAGACTCCATTGAGTACAAGGATATAGCAGATAGATATGATGCTGAAGTAGTGATGAGACCGCCTGAGATAGCCAAGGATACCTCTAAAGATGTGGAGTGGGTAAAACACATCATGGAGAAGATAAATGAAGATTCGTTTTCTATACTCAGACCAACTTCTCCGTTTAGAACAGCAGAGACGATACAACGTGGATATGACTTATTTAATTCTACAGAGTGCGATTCTATCAGGGCTGTGGAGAAGTGCAAGCAACATCCTGAAAAGATGTGGACTGTGGTTGGGGAATATATCATACCCTATACTGGAAACAAGCTTCATTCTCAACCTTATCAGACACTACCGGAGGTGTATGTCCAGAACGCAAGTTTGGAGATGGCTAAGACGCAAGTATTAGAATCCAATTCTATCTGTGGGTTAAAGATAGTACCGTTCTTTACCTATGGATACGAGGGATTCGATATCAACGATGAGTTGGACTGGGTGTTAGCCGAATGGATAGCTGATAAATGTCTGTAGAAGTAAGATGCAAGAAATGTAATAAGTGGTTGGTTTCTGTGCAGTTAGGCAAATGCGTGGTGGAGTTCACCTGCCCAAGATGTAAGGCTCAGAACGTAGTATATATTGACATACCCAAGGAAGTTGTGATATCTTAAATATTTAGAACCTTTACAATCGAATACAGTGTCCGTATCAGTGACCGCATTTGAGTCCATAGTGACCGGATGCGGTTTTTTTTTATTTTGTAAAAGGAGGGGGACGATGACGTTAGAACAGGCTAACGAAGAGCAGACTCAGGAACAAACCCAAGAGACTGTTCCGGTTGAAACACCGAAAGAAGAGGTGGCGCAACCAGCATTTACGGCAGACCAGGAGGCAAAGATTCAGGAGATGCTGAAGTCAGCCGTAGAGCAGGCAAAGGAGACTGGGCGTAGAGAACTCCAGGCTCAACAGGAAAGAAATCGTAACGAAAGATTAGCGAGGGAGAGAGCAGAAGCGGAGGCGGCTGCTTACAAGACAAGTTTGAACACTCTTCCTGAAGAAGACAGGGAGAGGATAGAACTAAACACCTACAGAGCGAAAGACCAACTGACACAGACTGCTGCACAGCAGGAATCTCAGAGGCAAGCTCAGGAGAAATACTTTGAGAGCGTAAAGGAACTTCAGGACAGCATGATAGCAAATGCTGGACTAACCAGAGATGACCCGAGGATAAACTGGGGGGATCAAGGTGATGACCTTGTAGCTGGTTTAAACAAGTTCTCGGCTTCGATAACCAAGATAGTTAAAGAAGATAGCTCCAAAGAAGTAAGTAAACTGAGAGAAGAGATTAAAGCCGAAATTGAAAATAGTGTCAGGAAAGTCAGGATAGACGCAGGTCTTGAGTCTGTGAACACGGAACAGGGTGGAGGTGGCAATACATCGGATGCAGCTTTTGTAGAAGCTATGACTGATGGCAGCTTACCACTCACGGAAGCCAATATTGAAAGGCTTAATAAAATTCAAGGAATGCTATAAGGAGAAATAAATGGCGGCTGGGAATACCACAACTGATGCCCTTGCTGATTCACTTCCTACTTGGATAATGAACGCAAGGCAGGTCAGGGAGCAGGAAGGTGTTGTACCCCAGTTGGTAGAGAACCAGACACTCGGTAAGGGTCTGGGTCTGACATGGAATGAGGTCAAGTTTGATAAACTGAACGCTCAGGAAATCACAGAAACTACCGTACTGGATAACCCGCAACTGCTTTCGGACTCACTCTTCTCAGTAACTCCTACTGTGATAGGTATAGAAACATTTATCACTGACAGGGTTGCTGCTAGAATCGCCAAGGTTGCATTTGCCCAGACCGGTTCACTTGCACAACACGCAATCCAGAGAAAGAAAGACGAAGACGGTATCACGATGTTCGACTCATTCTCGAACACAATACCAGGTTCAGGTTCTTCAACTCTCTCGATCGGTCACATTAATGCAGCCGTTGGTATCATAACCGGTAATGCTACTGAACCCGGTAAGCCACCTTATAGAGGTGTACTGCACGGCTACCAGTTAAAGGACATCGAGGATGACCTGAGAGCTGGTATTGGAACTTATAATATACCTGAAGGTTTATCTGCCAGAGTCCTTAAAGAAGGTTATCGAGGTATGATAAACAACGTACAACTTTATGAGGATGGCAACATATCAATTTCAGGCAACCAGGCTAAAGGTGCTGTATTCGCACAGGAGGCTCTTGTGCTGGTACAGGGTCGAGCACCGAGGGCGGTTGCTGTAAGAAAAGAAAACGTAGGCGGCGGTGGTACGTCCGTCTACCACTACGACGAATATGCGTATGGCGAACGACTTGATACATGGGGTATCGAAATCTTCAGTGATGCCACCGCGCCGACAAGTTAAGGAGGAATAATGGGTTACGAACAAGGTTCACAGGGAACTATCGAAATATTTGATGATTTCTTTGCCTTTGACACCTCTTCTGTTGGCACTGTTGCTTCACCTATAGGTACAGGTGGTTGGAACTACTGCTCGGTAAACGAGGGTTCTATCGACAATACCGTAGATGAACCCGGTGGTATCAAGGCAATTACTAACGACACCGCTGACGCAGACAACTTCTTCTTCTTCACCGGCCCGTTCAAACCCGCTGATGGTGGGGCCTACATGGAAACACGTCTCAAGATGACAACTATCACTGGCGCAGCCTGCTTTGTGGGTTTCTCTGAAACTCTTAATGCGGCTACTCCTGTGATGCCTGCCGAGATTTCTACTTCTACCGTTACCTATAATGGTTCGGGTGGTATGGTAGGACTCGCCTATGATGTTGACATGGCTACTGCTGACTGGATGGCTGTATGCGGAGATGGTGGTGCGGTAAACGTGACTGCCGTCGATGGTAATGAAGCCCCAGTATCCGACGAGTGGGATGTTATCAGGGTTGAGATAGGCCCTAGCGGACGTGTTACATCTTACCTTAATGGTAGGGTTGTCATGGATGCTAATTCTACCCTCACTGTAACATCAGACCTGTTCTATGCCTGTATGGGCGTAGAGAATCGTCTTAACGGAATCCCGCAGGTTTTTGAAGTGGACTACGGATGGGCTAAGGGCGGAAGAGACTGGCAAGCTACTTAAACACTAAGCCGTGGGTGGGGGCTTAAACTCACCCACTCTTTTCAAGTGCTGACTTTCAGCAAGGAGGACAAATGGCAAAAAGCTCAAGACATCGAGGCTGGTACAACGATACTGTCAGTAATGACCTGCAAGCACTCTACAATGGAACTCCACGATTAGAGATTGATGCAACGGGTACTACGTTCTACGGAAACTCAAGTATTTCAGGTACGTGGACTGTCGCTGGTAACATGACGGTATCCGGTACATCTACACTTGGTGGTAATACCACGGTCAATGGTAATACTGCCGTCACAGGAACACTCACCGTATCCGGTACGTCACAACTTACGGGTGGAGTGTCTGCTGGTGGTATTCTCAATGTAGCTGGTAATATCTCTGGTGCATCTGCATTGGGTGTAGCTGGCAAGATATCGTATTACGACCAGCTTATCCACGGTAACGCTTCGGCAGTAGGTATCACAGCTAACACGACACTGACCGTATCGGAAAGCGGCAAGGTGGTTCAGGTGAGTGGTGACAATATTTCACTGACGCTACCTGCAAGTGTTCTCGGGTACAGGTACAAAATCGTATCTGTTGGTGCCGACTCTACCAGTGAGGTAATCATACACTGTAATTCAGGTGATACCATTGTTGGATGCGGCCTGAGCACTACCACAAGCAATCTTACGCTCACCAATACTGATGCCACCCACAGAGCAGGCGACTATGTAGATATCCTTGGTGCTGGTTCTAACGCATGGTACATCCAGAGTTTAGCCGGTACGTGGGCTACATAAACAAAATTAAGGGGGATAAATGGAAATCTTTAACAAGGCACCTGACGAGATAATAATTCTCGCCAAGGGGGAAAGTAAACGGGATTGTCCGCATGATGCGGAAGTATGGGGAGTTAAGGACGTTGGCTCGTATCCGGAATGTGCAGGAAAGAGAATGGACTACATATTCGACTTCGAGCCACGTCTCCCTAAATATCGTGAGAGGCTACCGGGAATCCCTATCGTATCCTTTCACGACTACGCAGATATCAAATATCCTTTAGAGGAGGTTCAAAAACACTTCACTTCCTTCGGTAAGGAGGAAACGTACTTTACCAACACCGTATGTTACCAGATTGCTTTAGCTCTTCATTTAGGGGTTAAGAAGATAAGGCTGTATGGTGCAGATGCTCCATTTGGGTATCCCTACTTCCTTGAGAAAGCCGGTATAGAATACTGGATAGGTATAGCCAAGGAATACGGAGCAGAGGTGATTATATCGGAAGGATCGCATCTCTGTAGAACCAAGGACGGTCAACTCTATGGATTGCCGCACACCGAGGGTTCTGTTCTTCTCTATCTTTCAGAGAGGATGATGCTGATGCAGTTGCTACCAAAGAAAGGTTCCCGTACCGATTGCTACAATGCGCACCTTACGAGGGCTATGATGGCTGTAACCGTAGAGGAGGCAGAAGCTCACGGGGTAGCGATAGACCAGTTCGCTGACGGAAGCGTGAGGTACCGATGCGACCATGAGTTTACTAAAGAGATATGGCTACCTGACTTCGCATGGAAATACCTACAGAACTTACTCAAGAGTATGGAGGTAGTCAAGAACTTACCGGATGGTGCATTGGCTTTATATGACAAGCTCGTACTTTACGGCAGGGCAGATGAACAGGATTACTTACCCAAGAGAGTATCATTCGTACTTGGGACAAAGAACAGGTGGAACTATCTGCAAAACGCATTCGAGAATCTAAAGACCGTAGTTACTGAGCACGATGAACTTATCGTAGTTGATGGTGGCTCGACAGACAAGACTAAAGAAGTCATCAATAACTTCGGTAAGATAATAACCAAGGTGGTGAGTGAACCTGATGCAGGCCCCGCACACGCATTCAATAAGGGTGTGATGATGTCAACAGCCAAGTATGTATTCCAGTGTTGTGATGATGATATCGTTATACCTAATGGAATAGACCAGGCTGTTAGTTACATGGAAGCAAATCCTCAGATAGACTTGCTGGTATGCCTTGGACACAAGATAAGCGGTAAGGGTGAATGGCAGGTACGTCTACCCAAAGATTACGGTAAGAAGTTCGAGGATGTTTTCTACTACGGCTCATGCGGTAATGGGTTTCTTTACAGGAGAAGCATATTCGCCAAGGTTGGTTTACTGGATGCCACGACAAGGATACCAGACCAGGAGTTCGCACTCAGGGCGATAGACAAAGCCACAGTGGGTATGTTGCCGGTCAATGTTTATAAGCATCCTATCTACGAACATTCTACCAGTCTGGTAGACCCACCCGAATGGAAGCGACAGCACAAGGAACTCAAGGTAAAATACATGGGGAGGTGGTGGACTTGGAAGACCAGTGTACTTACGAAATTACTGAGCCTACGTGTTATGCTGCACCTTACCCGACGACAATCGTAATAGAGACCATGACTCGGTGCAACATACAGTGTCCTACGTGTCGGATAACCAACACGAAGATGGACAAGTGGTTCATACCGTTTGAGCAGTTCGCCAAGTTAGCTGAGAGGCTTCAGCCTTTCTGGAACACCTGTAATGTATTGAATCTGTGTTCTGCTGAACCGTTCTTCCATAAAGATTTCTTCAAGATGGTGGACTTGGTGAGAAGTTACAACCCGAGGATATGGCCTACGATAATAACCAATGGGATGCTGTTGAATGACAAGACCCAGAATGAACTCCTGAAGAGAGGTATTTCTAACATATGTGTATCACTCGATGGAGTAACCAAGGAGACGCATGAAGCTATAAGGGTTGGTTCTAACTTCGACTTGATAATAAAGCACGTCAAGGAGTTCATAGCCAAGGGTGGCAGGGTGAGGACTATCCAGGTGATGCAGAAAAAAAACAAACATGAGATAACCAAAATGCCGGATATGTGCCATGAGCTGGGGATATGGTCTTTGAAATACTCCGGTATAAATACCTACAGACCCGAGCACATGGATGAGTGCCTGTACTCTTACGATGGAGTTCCTGAGATAGATGCCATGCAGATAGAAGCATGGCGTAAGTGCAGGGAGTACAAGATATGGATTAAAAGACGACCCACAAAGATAGAGAGGGTTGGATGCGGTTTAGCTTCTACGTTATACATAGACCCTAATGGAGAGATGATGCCGTGTGTGTTTTTCTCAGAACCGCAACCGTTCTCTATGTTGGGGGAAACGAGGATGAGCGAACCTTTTAGTTGGGGGAATGCTTATACGGATGATATACAGAAAGCGTGGCGATCAAAGGAAAGCTGGGACTTTCGCAAGAATATTAAGGACAGGGAAGAATGCCGGTTATGCGCTCTTGGTTACGGAGTGATTTGTTAGCCTGCGCAGGGTATCCCCCTTTAAAGTTTAAGGCGACTGTACTTTGAACAGACCGCCATTAATAAGGGGGAAAGATGATAATAGTAGCTTTAGTATGTGACCGATGCGGGAGGAAGCAAGATGTACGATTGGATAAAGCACCTCTACACAAAGCTGAAGAAGTTATGGGAAAAGATAATACTTATGATGAAGGATATCTTTGCGACGGGTGCATAAAGTATTACCTTAGACTCAAGGAAAATATAAAGAAATCCGGAGTGCCTGCTGATAGACTGACGGCATTCACGAAGACCAAACAATTATGAACGAACTGGAATTAGTAACAGACCACGTTAGCCCGGATGAAAAGTGCTGGTTCTACAAGGAGGTTAATGAGCCTGATGTGGTTGGTGTCCAGAGAAGGTACGAGGTTATACGGGTTGTAAGAAGCGACCGTATGTATACATATAGACTGGATTTGGGCAAGCCTACCAAGGATGACGGTATAAGGATACCGTGTTACAACGAGCACACCGTTGGAGAAGCAAGAGAGATATGTGCAAAGTTAAAGCTCAGACCATATGACAAACTGGATATGGTAGGGGTAAACAGAATAAGAACTGGTAACGGGAACTACTTAGTGTAAGGAGGACACAATGGTTCAAGAAACTAGAATAGAAACTGCGGCTGGAAGTTATGTATCTGATGAGGAGATAGTTCCAGCACCTAAGCCAGACGAGGCTACAGTAACGGCAACAGTTGGCGGTGAGCCAGTAAAGTATGCTGTGGTCTATGACACGAAGACAGGAGTACCGAGTAATGTATTCAGGGGATTTCACGACCAGAATTTGAGTCAGGTACTTCAAAAGAAAAGACCTGATGGCACACCGGTGTTTAGCACAAGGCAGACAGTTAAACCTGTACAGGGAACTTACAAATGCTTCCTGCATCAAGATGACCCTAGCAGGGAACTGTATGACAGGATGGGATTTGCGGTATGCCCAAAGGATAATCTGGCATCAGAGTATCAGGCAAGGCGACACGCACAAAAGAGGCACAAGTCGGAGTGGGAAGCCGTTGAGTCGATGAGACAGGACAAGGAAAAGGAAGATACCAAACTCACCGACCAGGCATTGAAAGCCGTACTTGTAAAGTTCCTGGAATCTCAGGGGGAACAGAGTGGGGGATATACCTGTGATATCTGTGGCAAGGAATGTAAAAATGCCATAGGATTAGCGGGACACAAGAAATCACATAAGGAGTAAAACATGGGAGCAGAAGTTGTAAATGTGGTTGATTATGCCGTACTTACGGTAGGGACTACCGCGGTTGACCTTTTGACCGATGCGAGTCCAACTGTACCGAGGCAAGCCAAGAGGATATTCATTACCTGTGAAGACCATCCCGTAGCATGGAGGGCTGATGGTACAGCACCTACCGCAACGGCTGGTCACTTACTGGCGGCTGCTGATTCTCTGTCGCTTACAGGTGCTAATTACAGACAGTTGTTAGACCAGATAGAGTTCATAGCCACCGCTAACGCAACCCTGAGAATTACCTATTTCGACTAGGAGATAACGATGACATCAGACAAAGTATTAAAGAAGATAAAGAGTTCTCTTCAACTTCAGGAACAGATTAAGGAGTTCAAGGCGAAACTTGAAGCACAGCAGAACATTACGAAAGAAGCTAACAAGTCTGTTGGTGAAGCCAAGGAAGTCTACGAAGCCAATAAGAATGACTACGATTCCGCACTGAAGACGCTATCAGCAAGGCATGGAGATGTTGAAACTGCTCAGGGTAATCTACAGAGCGTGGTAGAGGATGCTGATAACAGGATCAAAGCTGCGGAAGCCAAGGTTGATGAGGCAGAGGAAAACGAGAAGATGGCTCAGGTAGTAGTAGACAAGTATACCGATGAGTTGTTCGCCAGACTCCTGAGTAATATAGAATCTGCCAAGGCTAGTGTAGATGTAAGTGATGAGGAATACAAGGAAATCAAGTCTCAGATGGAACAGGCACAGACAGCTTTGAATGAGGTAAACAAGGAGATAGAGGAAGCAGGTTACTACGCATACAGTGCAGACCGTCCTCGCAATCCGAAGACTACTGTTTTATAGGAGGGCAACATGAGCACTACCCTTTTAGCTGCTCAACAGGAACTAAGCCATCAGCTTGGTGACGATGTGACTGGTACTGTCACAACGAAGGGGGACGCAAGTGGTGGTACTTTCTATGACACTTCACTCAAGGCTTATTCTGATGACTGGATAAATACCGAGACAATATCATATGCTTTCATAACCACATCAGGTTCAAACCAGTATCAGGAGAGGTACATCAGTGACTTCACCGCATCAAGTGGTCTGGTAACTCTTGGTAATAATTTCGCTACCACGGTGGAAGCTGCGATAGGTTACGAGATACACAGGCAGTTCTCACCCAGTGATAAACGTAAGGCTTTGGTTTATGCTGCGAGGCACATCTATCCTACCCTCTATGACAGGATATGGGATGAAACCTACGTGACTAAGAACTGGCTGAGAGATGGTTCGTTCGAGGACTGGAGTGCTACCGATGCCCTTACCTACTGGACTGCTTCGGGGCCGACTCTGGCTCAGATATCAAGCTCACCGTACTACAAGCATGGTTCGTACTCGGCTCAGTTGAGCAGTGATACGGGACAGTTAGTTCAGACGATAGCTAATAACGATGACCTCAAATACCTTCAGGGTAAGAGTGTGACATTTACTATACAGGGGTGGTCTAGTGCTTCAAGTGCGTTAAGGCTGTCGGTAGCCGATGGTGTGAACACGGAGTCATACTCAGGATATCATCCGGGAGGTTCGGCATGGAGTGAGAGGAACCCACGTAACGATAACCTGTACGTTCAGCACAACATAGATGAGAACGCTACTCAGGTAAACTTCAAAATACACTACGACTCAACCTCGGCTACAACTTACATTGACGATGCGAGGATACTTGCTGGTGGCAGTCCAAGGCAGTACGTTGGTCAATTAGGGCTTGAGCAGAACAATCCAATAGAGATGGAGTATGAACCAAACTATTATTCTAATGATGAGCCGTGGGTTAAGTTCAGTGATTACGAGGTGGACTACGAAGGTGGCTATTTACATATAGGTTCTGAGATACCTGCTGACAGGCGCATGAGAATTAAAGGTAATAAGGTTCTTAATTTCCTTGATGCAAGTGGTGATGCGTCTACGGGTTGGGAGGCTACGATAAATCTTAACCAGCCCCAGTTGGATATACTGGTAGCCGATGCTGCTGTCTACTTATATGAAACGGTGTCGGTACCTAACTTCGATGCAGGCATGGTAGAGCAGTTCCAGAGGGCGGCTTTGATGTGGCGTGACCGCCTGAGAGAAAGAATAAGAAAGTACGCCATGAATCATCTTCCGGTGAGTATCAGATGGTAAGCAAGCATGGTGGATATGATATAGAACTACAGATAAACGGTACCACTGAAAGGTTCCGTTTGATGTCTGATGAGAATGGGTTTCCCATGTACAAGGTTGAGACTATGGAGCTTGACAGGAGAGACCCGCTTACCTACACGTATAATTCATGGCTTGGTGGTCATGGACAATACGACAGAAAAGATGTACCTGAAAATGATATGTTCTTCGATGGTAAGAACATCGACACCACGATCAAGGGTTCATTATTCCTCGGGCCGAAGATACACCTTGCCGGGGAGAATGACCAGACAGCGTTAGACTCCAATGTTTTAGGATTCGCATGGAGTGACGCTAATTCAGAGTGGCTGTGCTGGACTACTAACAAGATATATTTCCTTGATGCATCGAATGACTGGGATGCTGCCACTACCGATGTGTCGGGCGTGACTGATATAGTTGAATATAACGGAGTTATGTATGCCGCCAGGGGATTGAATACGGCGTACTTTACCTCTACCGATGATGATACCTGGGTGACTACAGACCTTGCCGATGACAAGGCTCATTACTTCGTGGTGGCTCCCAACCCTGCTGGTACTCAGGACGTACTGTGGAAAGCCATGTGGCCTAACGAGATTACCAATACAACCAACGGTGTAGCCGGAGGTACCGCATGGGCCAGTCCTACCTACATAGGAGATACTACAACCAATATAACCAATATCTTCTTGCACAACGACCTTCTCATGGTAGGTAAGACTGATGGTCTGTGGCAGATAGATGCCAATGGAGGTATCCACCAGTTAAGGGGTGACTTGAAAGTAAACCGTTCTACCAATAACTTCAAGTACACTGCACGGTGGAGTTCAGCTACCTATCATTCGGAGTCGGATGGTATGGGTGAGATATATTCTACCAATACCTATGAACCTATGGGGCCGCTGTGGAAGGTAGGTCAGGATGTCATAGGAGATATAGGCAAGTCTGGCACAGTGGTAGGGATAGCATCCGGTGGTGACTATCTCTATGTCATGGTGGATGAAGGAACCGACACTCATATCTACAAGGGCAAGGAAGTAGTAAGGGATGGAGTAAGACGCTGGGAGTGGTGTCCGTGGGTATCATTAGAGGAAGCCAGCAGTGCAGCTATGGAGATATGCCAGCACTCATCTACGGATAAAAGGCTGTGGTTTGCTCATGGTGATGCTTCGATAGATGTAGGTACTACTGTAGCCAGCAAGGGTGGCAGTATAGGTGGTAACTTCACCAGATTATTACTTGATAATCCCGCCAATAAAGATGGTAACCTATTACTGGTAAGTGGATGGTTTGAGACTACTACGGGTGACGCTGTTAATGTGGGTACATTTTATAATGTGAGTGGAACTACATACAAGTGCAGGGACGCTGTATCGTTTGTTGTAAGTACCACCGGTTCTAATACATTCCTTGCCAACTTGGAGGTAAGAACAGGGGATTTGATAGGGTGGTATTCATCTACCGGAACAGCTATCTCGTTCTCCGATACGGGTGGTTCGGGACACTATTACAATCCAGCTACCGGTAATGTGGCGACACGTGGTACAACTACTGCGTTTCTACTTACTGCGTCTGCTGATGATGCGCTTTATGGTTCAAGCGGCATAGGTACGGGGTATGTCATCCTTACAGATAATCCATTGGCTGATTCCAATGCGCAGTTCGCAGCGGATGGGTACGCAAGGATGTCATATGACTACGGTTCTAATCCTAACTACGATAAACTGTGGCAGTCGGCGGTGTTAGAACAACACAGAAACGCTTCCGGTGCGGTGACTATATCAGGTTCAGGTGAGACGGTTGAGGTTAGATACAGAGATGACACTGACACCTCTTCGACACAGTTGATATCAGCGTTCAATACCGGAGGTCTTACGGAGACTGTATTCGGCAGTGCGATAAACGATAACAGGATACAGTATGAATTACATCTTGCTTCGGATACTTCCAGTGCTACTCCTGTTGTGACGTACTTTCAGGCTAAGGGGATAGAGAAACCTACGGTAGTCAGAACACATGAGATGGTGCTGAAAGCCTACGATGGGAAGACTAACCAAGCCAAGACACTAAGAAACCTACTGAGGGATTCAGGTAGTTCTACTTCACTGGTAAGGTTTGCGGATATAGGATTCGGTCAGAAGGTATCCGGTACTGCCGGTACTGATTATTATAACTGTGTAGTAGAGCCAGGGTATCCCTTGGAGCAGAGGATATTAACTAACAGGAACGGCACTACAGAGATGGGTGTCAAACTGGTATTGAGAGAGGTGAACTTTAGTTGACGCTAAGGAACTTCATACCTAAAAGAAAACAGGCAAGCGGTCAGGCTACAGACCTCCCACTGGAAGGTATAGTGCAGCTTGCAAACTCACAGCCCGAAGCGGTGGCTACTACAGAGGTGGATAACACTCCTGTGGATAATGCGATAGATATACCGATATCTTCCAACTGGGCTTACGATCATGTGGCTGCTGCTGACCCTCATACCGGATATATGCTTGAGTCAAATATAGGTATATCCAACGGTGACTATCTCAAGATAGATGATGCAGCAATAGTCTCAGGTAATTACGCAAGGTTTACTGCTACCGGATTAGAGGGAGTACAAACCTTAGATGATATAAATAGCCTTAATTTCACAGACCCGACAGAGTTGACCATAAACTCGGGAGCGATAACAATTACGCAGTCATACCATACTGTTGATACGGAAAGTGACACGTCATCAGATGACCTTCTTACTATAAATGGCGGGCAGGCTGGAGATGTTCTGTTCCTGCAACCAGCAAACTCTGCAAGGGCAGTCTACGTAAATGACAGTACCGGAAATATATACTTGAAACATTACGATACATTCAAGTCATACAACTTCAGTTCTCCGGGTGGAGGTTCGGGAACTTATTACAAGGCTGGGTATTATGAAGCCCCTGCTGCTGATGCCAATCTCAATGAAGGGTCTTTAACCCAGACCTACGGTACTGCTAATGTCGCCTATGCTGCCCATGCCTTTCTAGTAGCAGGTGGAGCGGGTACGGTAGATGCTGGTACAGCTTCGATAGTGGTTTCCGGTACATCCATAAATGATGGAGCTACCAGAACCACAGCCGACTCGGAAACCATTGTGACTGATATAACAAATATGTCGGCAGATGAATATTATGAGACCAGTAAGAAGTGGCTCGGTACAGTTACTTACACCTTAACTCCAGCCGGAGCTTCTACGTGTTCGGCTGACTTTAATTACGGTTGGGCTAAGTATGAAGACTTCGGTAACAGGCACTATCATTTGACAGACTTTGAGTGTGTAGGGAGAGCCGGTGCTAACGATTCTGATTTTAATATAATATTATTCCATCACAGTACAGGAGACTGGACTTATTCAGCCGCAGCGTTCGTACCTGGAGGAACACAGATAGCCAATATGAATACCGATCATGGTACAGAGCAGAATACAGCACTGAGTGAATATATAGCTTACAAGCGTGATAATCTTGATTTGGATGTGGCTGGTGACTTATCAGAAGGCTTCGTAGTCAAGATAATAACCGGAGCCAATAACTCCATAGAAACGATGGACATACACATAGGAGGTCACCAATCAGATACAAAGAGGCATCTTAAATCTACGGAGGAATCCATAATGCTTATCAATGATGGCACCAACTGGATAGAGCAATAGGAGTATTAAATGACAACAGGAAGTATATTAGACCATAAAAGAGCTTTTGCGTTCGGAGCTTTAGGGGCATTCTATTGGGTATTAGGTAATGATGCCCCAGATGCTATTAAGGCTTTTGCTGCCAAGTTAGCACAAGCCGGTTATCCGGTGTTAACCTGCGATGGTACGGCTGATGATGTACAGATACAGGCGGCTATTAATGCTGTCAATACCGGTGGTATCGGAGGAAGAATAGAGTTCTACGGTAGCTTTGCTATTTCTAATACAATAACGATGTATTCAGATATAGCTTACATAGGTCATAATGCCACATGGACATTAGATAATAGTGTTAATAAAGTCATGGTATCATTATCCGGAACTACAGATAATGTTCTAATACAGGGTATAAAATTTGATGGCAACAGGGCTAATCAAACAACTGACCAGATAAGTGCTGACCCTGCTACATGGTGCGACATTATATCAAGAACTACAGCAGCAACGAGAACGAATATAAGAATCATAGGATGTGAGTTTACCAACTATCTGTGTTATGCGATTAATGCGGATGGATATGACGGATGCCTGATTCAGAGTTGCAAGTTTACGGCTGGTGGTGTTTCCGCAATAAGAATTCATGGCGGTGATTCAGTTAATGTTCAGGCGTGCTATTTCAATATAGTTAATCCAACTAATATATCAGATAAACTAGTATGTTCTGCTATTGTGATAGATGGCAGGAGTAACATCATTCATGGTAACTATATTTATATTGATAACACTCCATCAACCTTTGCTTCAAGGAATTTTCATGGGGTATGGATAACCTCGGATGGTACAAGTAAGATTGAAGATAATATAATCGAGGACAACGAAATCATCGGAGGTAGCCAGCAGGAATATGGAGTTAATTTCGCCAATGCAGGTTACACCTACAAAAATGTAATAAAAAACAATCGCATCCACAACATGAGTTACGGCATTAACACCTGTGGGTATGATGCCACTATAAATGATAATTACTTTTCTACGATAGCTTCGAGGGCTGTGGCACTCGGCAGCACCGATGCAGGTACTAATATCATCGGTAACAGATTGGCGGCAAGCAGGGGAGTTCATCTATTTAATGCAACCTATATAGAGGTAAGTAGTAATACATTTGACTGTAGTTCCGAGTGTGTCTTTGAGACAGGTACTTCAAATTGGAATATAGTTACCAATAATTATTTCATATCGGGAACTGAGTTTACGAGAACGGGTACCAATACTAAGGTGAGGGATAACTTTGATTACGTTGACCCTACCGAATTAAGATACCCATTGAATAACGCGACGTCAAACGGATTATACTATGGTTCTACTTTCACAGGTACGGCAGGGGTGGATGTGGCTTATGGTCAGCCGTTCTACATGGCTACGGATGGTGAGTGTTACCTTGCCTCTGGTACTTCAGAGGATACGATAGCTCCCTTAACGGGGATATGCTGTGTGGCTGCTACCGACGGACTTACTTTAACGGGTCTGCATGACGGATTCATAAACTCTACGGGATGGAACTGGGAGCCTGGTAAGCCTATCTTCGTATCTCCTAGCGCGGGTGAACTAACTCAGACCGAACTAACTACGGGACAATACCAGAAAGCGGTAGGATGGGGAGGCTCTATATCTACCGAGATGATGGTAGTACCTAATATCAACTGGGTGAAGGTAGGTTAATGGCTGTACTTAATCTACAGGTAAGTGCCGGAACAAGTGATGGATACTCTCAGGGTGCTGTATTCCACAATACCGAGACGTATATCCTTGTCGGTGCTATCGGTGTCACCGTTACGGATGCGTTCGCTTTATTCTATGATACCGATATATCACTCCTTAATGGTGCTACGATAAACTCTGCCGCTCTGGATGTCTATGTAGGTACGGTTGATGCCGCGGCACTGACAAAGGCTTTCTTTGAGAGAGCTAACAATCCTGCTGCTCCTTCGGATGCTACGGATCATGGTAGCAGGACAAGGACTACGTCAGGCACTGACTATGATTCTTATTCTTCGACAGGATGGCTGAGCGATACTACCGGAACGATAAACATGAAAGCTCCGCTAGAAGAGGTGATTGCGAACCATACACTAGTCGATACATTATTGGTACTTTTGGATGACGATGGTTCTCCTGCCAATGGTTATCCATTCTTGAGGTCGTACGAATATACAGGTAATGCGCATGGGTTCAAATTAACGATAGACTACACCCCAAGTTCCGGTTACGGTGGTGAATTCTGTGGTGTAGCGGTAGATGAGGTAACAGGCGTAGCGGTAGCCGAAATAGATGGAGTGTAGATATGAACCAGCAAGAGAGAGATGAATTACTCATCAGGATAGATGAAAGAACAAAAAACATCGAAGAGAAGACCGATAAGCAGGAGAAACATTTGGAAGAACTTAATGGTCAGGTGAGAACCAACACTACATTCAGGAAGGTAGGGACATGGGTAAGCGGGGCTGTTGTGGTCGGGTTGATAAGTTTGGCCGTCGCTTTAATTGCAGGCTAGGTCTGTAAGAACATTGTAAGCAGAACAGGTCATCGTAGTCTTTAACTATATTTCCTCCGCAGCGTGGGCATTTTATCATTTCTTCCTCCTGATATAATCTATAGAGATTGGCTTATCAAGTCCACGAATCCTCATACCCCAGTCCTCAGTTAGCTTCCATATCTCATCTACTGAGCCATCTATGAAAACCCCGAGCCCGTAGATATCGAACTGGTCTTTAAGTAACTTGCGCACGCTGGACATATACTGCCACCGCGCCTTATTATAGTCATCATCATCTATCCATATAAACGGTTTATCGTCCATTATATACTTGAATGCAAATCCAGGTGGTAACTTTCCTGATGGCTGTATTGCACTTCTATCCTTATACGTGGTGTACCCAAGTCTTGAGGTGTGTACCCCTTACGTCTTACATACCCTGTGTACGGTATGAATCCTCCTGTGTTGACAAATAACTTCCTTGAGATTGACCAGTAGTTAGGTCTATCGAAAGTTATCTTTGAGCGTGGTGGACGCATGATATTACCCCTGTTGACGTTTTGAGTGTGATCGTGAGATAAGCAATATATATCTACGTCTGCTACCAGAGCCAAGTCTTGAACTTTTTTAACCTTAGCCCCTATAGTTCTTGCCCCACCCCATCCATGTACGGCATATACCCAGCACATAACACCGTGGTCATGCAGGCTTAATCTCATACCGAGGATTCCGCCATCAGGCTGATAGGGTATGTTGCCGAGATCGTAAGCCATCCTTGCCATGTAATCAGTACCTACCTGCTTGTAGATACTCTCGCAGTGATTCCCCCGGGTAATCATTAAGACTTTATCCTTGATAGGTAGTAACAAATCGCGTACTATTTCGTAGGATTTGTCGGGTGTGGTAAGGTTGTCATATAACTCCGAGGCTGATGTCTTGGTAGCTCCATCAATTAAATCACCGTTAAGGATGGTAAAGGCGTTATCCCTTTCTGCTATCCAGTCAACGTACCCTTGTACTATATCTTCTACTGAATTTATAACGTGCAGGTCGCTCAAGGGCACGAGGTATATCTTTGAGAATTGTGACAAGTCTTTAAGTACAACTTGCCTGTAGTATGGTTTTTCCTTACTCTTACCCATTTATATCCTCCAGTCTATTTAACCCATCTAATATATATCCTGTTAGTTCCGCTACCTTTTCGTGTGGTAGGCTTGGGGTGAATACCTCTATTATCTCATGGATTATAGTCTCTTTCTGGTAGTTCATAGGAAGCGAGGTGTCGATAGATATCACAGCCGTCATGGTAGAATACCCACCGGAGAAGAATCTTGGTTCTATTTCACTAACAGGGATTACTTCTATATTCATTTCATCTCCTTTATTTTATCGGAGTAGTTACGCAGTCTCTCGAACTGTTCCTCCCTGTTGGTTTCCTCTCCCAATCTGTCTTGTAAGTAAGTCCACCATTTACCACCGCGCTTATCTTTAATCCACTGAGTGAAGCGAGCACCATCCTTATGAGCAGAGAAGTCAGAGTCGTACATATGGTGACGCTGGCAGAGGCACACACCGTTTTCCAAGTCCCACCTTAACTGATACTTGCCTCTCCTTATAACGTGGTGCGAATGTAATCTTACCGTGCTACCGCAGTATTCGCATTTATAGTCAGCCCTCCACTTAACCAACTGAGACCAGAGATCAAGCATCTCGGCATTAAGAGCCATAGTAGGTGATGGTTTCTTGCGCCTTTTGTTTAACGGTTTCTTTTTCTTATCGGGATTCTGTTGACCGAATTTCATCCGTATATCCTTTGATACCCACAGTACCTGCATTGATGATAGGTATATGTGCGCCAACCTTCAGTGAAAGCCGACTTCGTTAAGCCTTTCTTACCACACTCAGGGCATTTATACAACGGTACTTTCGCTACCATCTTTCTTCTCCTTTACTCCACAATAAATCTCTTACATCCTACAGTAATAAAAACTATTGAGTATAGTATCCATACTGTCCAGAATATCATTTAATCTCCTTACCACTCAAATAAAAAGTGGAAGCATAATATTGAGATTCCAACTACGGTTGTATAAGACTTTAAGAAAACTACCTGCAATGGTAACGACCACGAATGAAAGTTTATATTGAATAACATCTCATTAATCTCCTTCTTGATTGCCTCGAAGTGTTTACCCTACGTTTTTATTTCCTCAAGGCAATCTGGAAGTCTATTAATCACCTCCTTTCTCTAGAAATCATCATCGTCGAATGGTGTCTCATCTACCCACTTCATAGTTACCATCGACTGGGCTTCTGACTTTTTGACACCCTTCTCGTTCATTACCTTGCGTACATCTTCCTCATCGTAAACAAGTTTCTGAACGGGAATCGACAGGTCAAGGAACGATGTTACCTCTGTGAATATGGCACGCTGTTTTTCTTTTGTCTCGTAGATTCTCAGCACGTTGCCATCCATACCACTACCACGACCAGCACCACCATGCAGAGCACCGTAAGTAACCTTCCATGACTCAGGTATAGTAATCTTCCTTGCTTGATTACCCCTCTGCTTAATCAGGTACGTCCTCATCCCTTCTTTTTTCTCTGTCATGTTTTTCTCCTTTCTTATTTCATCAAGATATAGTTCAAGAACCTGTCAGCCATCTCTTCCAACTGGTCAAGTTCTATCCTACCGGCACAGAAACAATCTTTACTATAGGAAATCGCCATGCTTCTATCCCTTTTATCATAGGATTCTACCTTCTCACCACCCAATCGTACAGCCGCTTCTGTTAAGGGTGCTTCTCGTTGATTCTGTGGCGTCTCAGGTGGGTTCTGAGGCTTGGGCTGTGGGGTATTTTCTTCTTCTAATTTATCTTTAACCAAATCTGCTTGGGTTATATCCCAGTAACCCTTTTCGTTTTTCTCAAGGAACATCTGGATGGCAAGCGATTTCTCATAGGCAGTACCCATTATCTCTTTAAGAGTATCATCGAATATGTTATGAGTTACTTCTTTGCCATCTTCCTGTTTGATGGTGGCTTTCAGGTACTTGCCTTTTGCCCCTTTAACTTCTGATAGATCCGTTACAAAACCTATTCTTTTTATCGCCATTATTCTTCCTCCAGTTACTTTAAACTATTAATGAAATCTTACGGTCTGTCTTTTCTTTACAGCAAGTTCAAGTCCATCAATAAATTGTTGAGTCTTTTCTTTCCACATACCGATATGTCCACCTGCATCTTCATCTGGTAGTAATGGCAATAATTCTTTTAGACGCAGTGATAACGCTCTAGCTTGCTTTGGTTTAATGTGACCATCGCAATCTGAATGACATATCAATACCATAAGAGGGTCACTCGGTTCATTTACCCAGTCGCCGTTTACTGGGTTACCATCCACATCAGCATGAATATAGTCTACTAATGGCATCTCATGAGGTATTGAAAATCCTCCATTCTTATAAGTAATCTCAACCACTTCGTAACCCGCTACCTCTGCTAACTTATTTCGCCATCTGGTGAAGGCTGAATATGCTCCATGCCAACAATCATGAGTAGTATCTAATCCCATTTTACTTATCCTCCAGTATACAATTTTCACCCAGTTCTACAGGGCATATCTTATCGTCCATCTCGGAGCAGGTTCCAGGTCTGTCGTCTTTCTTTGTGAGGTACTGGCGTTCGCAGGGGAACTCTGATTTGAATTCGACACCAAATGCTTTTATTCTTTTCATCGTGTATTCCCGTCCATACTCACTCATCTTATAACCTCCCGTTATTCCTCAAGTGACGCTGTAACGTGAATGCTTGCTACGACTTTATTGGACAGGCTTATCTTTAGCTGGTCTAAGATTGATTCGGTAAATGATTCACCGAGACACCCACGAACGATAGCCCTGATACTTGAGTCCTGTTCTGCGATGAGTTTCTTTACTTCGTCTAAAGCGATGTCTCTTATCAATTTGCCGACTGATTTACTGAGCAAAGTTTCCTTATCGTAAGAGTTTTCTTTGTGGTTAAGGTGCGCTCGCACAACATCTCGTACAACTTGTGCGTTTTTCTCCGGTGAGAATGCCTGGGTAATTGCAACCGCAATCGCATTCTGTATCTGTGCTT